CTCCTCGAAGGCCGCCAGGATGAACTGCCGCTTGGTGTATCCCATCTGTTGCTCCGTCAGATCGGGTTCATGGCTTCGTTGATCTTGGCCATCAGCGTAGCATCAGACCAGCGCTTGTCAGCCTTGATGCCGAGGATTTGTGCCTGTTGCAGCATCTCTTCTCGATTCGGCGGCGCGTCGTCGGCAGGAACAGCGACGGGCTCTGGCTCGGCGGGTGCTGTGGCCGGAATGACGTCATCTGTCATCTTGGCCTGTAGGCGTGCCAGCAGCTTTGAGACAGGCACCTTGCGCATCTGCATGCTGGTCAGGCCGTGCTTGAACGCACGCTCGCCGCACGCCACGATAGCGGCGCGGACGTTGGTGTGGTAGCCCTGCGCCAGCATCTCTGCCATCTCGTCGGCATCGTTCACCTGGGCGAAGCGATACGCACCGCCAGACGAGTGCCGATGCGGGCCTGGGCTGCGGAAGACAAGCGCGGGGAACTGCTGCGTGGTCATTTCTTCTTGGCCGTCTTGGCTGATTCTCGGAAGGCCTCTGCTGTCGGTGCGCCCTTCGCGCCAGGCTTGCGCATGCGCTCAGGCGTCTTGCCCGCTGCCTTCTGGCGCTCGATGCGCTCGCGCTTGGCGGCGATGTTGGCGTACAGGCCAGCCGGCATCTTCATTTCATGCCCCGCTTGGGCGCTGGGCCAGGGCCCTTGCTCGGCTTGCCGGCCTTCTTGGCAGCGGTGCGTGCGGTGTTCAATGCCACGGCCACGGCCTGCTTCTGTGGCATGCCGGCCTTCATCTCCTTGGAGATGTTCTTCGACACGCTGGCTTTCGAGTAACCCTTGGTCAGTGGCATGATGTGCTCCAGATGTGAAAACGCGGGCGGCGGCCGGGAACTCCCAACCCTTACCGCCCGCGATGCACTTGATCGCCTTCAGTATTAGATGCGATAGGTGGCGAAGGTGTTGGTCGCCGTCTTGTAGGTGCGGAACTGAGCGCTGGTGCTCACGGCAACGATGGCGGCGCCGTTGATGTTGTTGCCAGACGCAGCGTTGGTGATCGTCACGGTGTTGGCGCCAGTCGAAAGATTGACCAGAGCCCAGTCGAAGAAATCACCCACATCGAACTGAGCAGCCAGTTCCATGTCAGCACCGTTCGGCAGCAGCACGGCGATGGTCGCGCCAGTTGCCTGAGTGGTGGTGATGAGACCAGACATCACCTTTGCAGTCGTCAGCGTTGCGGCCGAGTTCTGCGTGGTGGGAGTGCCTTGGTAGTTCGAACCGAACACCACCGGAGCGACGCCGATCTGATACTCCACCGAAGCCGCGCCAGCATTGATGATGAGCGTGGTTTCTGCGGTGTACGGACCGAGCAGCTTGTAGCCGGTGAACGTGCTTTCCAGATCGTTCTGCTCCGGGTAGTTCGGGAAGCCGACAACCTTGAAGACGTTGGTCTGGGTGATGCTCTGAAGAGCGATGCTTTCGTTCGCGGGAACGATGACTTCTGCGGTTCCCTGCAACGCGATGACTGAATTGGACATGATGGAAAACTCCTTGTATTGCTGTTGCGAATCGGGCCGGTGTTACCCGGCCCGGTGCGTCATCAGGGGGTCTGCCCGAAGAGCAGGATGCCGCTCATCTCGGGCTGCTTGTTCACCACGCCGAACAGGCAGTCGAGGCGGTACTTGGTCTTCATGGTGTTGACGTCGTACTGCTTCTGCATTACCAGCTCGATGCCCTGGTCGGTGGAGGCACGCATGACTGCGGCACCAGCGTCAGCAGGCACTGCGTAGCGTCCCGGCAGGAGCTCAAGCGCGTCCTTCTGCCAGAAGCAGTTGATCGGAGCGGCATCCACGTTCAGGCGATCCACCGTGGCGGCGGCGCTGGGCGTGACGATGACGTTCTGGTACTGCAGTTCTGCGTCCGTGCCACCCTGAGCCGAGATGATCGGCGGGGTGATGACGCAGGTGGTGCCGGTCAGAACCTGAACCACGCGGAAGGTCTTGAGTTCGCCAGTGGACTGCTTGGTGATGTGATGCACCGCAACCACGCCGTCGATGGTGATCGCGTCGCCGGCCAACAGGTTGGCGGTGGAGCTCACCGTCACGGTCTGGAAGCGGTTGTCCACGTTGGCAGTCTCGCCGGTAGCGGCCACGCTGGTGGCCACCGGCACCCAGTAGTTGCCGGCAGCGGCCTGGGTGTCGATCGTGGGATCGGCGCCAGTGGCTCCACGGATGCGGTTGGCGTAGTCGAACTTGTAGGTCTGGAAACCAGCCACAGTGCCGACGAAGCCGCGACGATATGCCTCGTCGCTGATCTGGTTGCCGAACGAGCGCGTCGCCACGGCCAGATTGCCGGCCATGCCGTTGTAGTCGCGGCTCGACAGCGCCAGGTAGCGGTCGAACATCTGCACGCCCTGCTCGTTCATGATCGTGTCGCACGCAGCCACGTCGTCGTAGCTGCCGGCCGAGGCCGTGGTGCGGACCACCAGCGAACCCAGGTTCGCGGCGACGTTCATGACGGCGAGGTTGACGTCAGAGGCCAGCTTCTGCTTGGCGGCGTCGCCCAGGCGGCCTTCCTGCAGAGCGTCGCGCAGCTCAAGCGCGTCCATGATCCAAGGCACGGACTTCTGGAAGCCGAGCGTGGAAGGAACGGACAACTGCGTGAACTCGGTGAAGTTCAGCGTCTGGTCCATGCCGTTGTAGGACTGCGCGATGTAGGGCTGCGGGCGCCAGATCACGTTGTTGGTGCGCTCCATCATCGTGCCGTCGGTACGGTACACGGAGACGTTGCGAGACAGCACAAGCGCGTCGTTGAAGCCTTCGAGGATGTCCTCGAACGCTACGCGCTCTTCCTTGGAAAAACTGTTGGCCATTTGTGGCTCCTGAGAATTGATGAGTGAACGATTGCGGCCTGTGCCGCTCCTGCTTACTCACCCCGTTGGAGCCGGGCGGCCGCTCGTGTTCTGTGCACTGCCCGTGAGGTGGGCGAAACCATGATGCGCGAAATGTAGCATATCAGCCGGCAAGTGCAATACCCGCCGGCCGATGATCAGCGCGCCGAGGCCTGCTTCGAACGCTGCTGGCGGCGGTAGGCAATCACCTTGGTCATGTCGCCCGTGCGCTCTGCGTCGACGCGCAGGCGTTCAAGCACGCTGTCAGTGGTGCCGGAGATCGGCGCGTTGCCGACCGGAATGCCACGCTCTGGAGCGGGCGGCTTGCGGGTAGATGTGACTTTCAACTGCGACTCCAGTTTTGCAACGGCGAATGCGAACTTCACCGGGTCAGTGATGGCGGCCAGTTCCTTGGCCTTCTTGGGGTTCTTGCCCAGCGCGTAGACCACCAGCGCCGGGTTCTCGGCGCCCTGCAGCACCACGCCCTGCTGCACCACGTTCAGCGTCTCCTGCACCGTGGATTCGGCATCATCGTAGTCGCGCACCTTGAGATCGGTCTTGGCCTTGGCGTAGCCATCGAGCTTGGCCTGCCAGGTGCGCTGTTGCTCCTCGACCTGCTGCTGCTGCTGGCGCTTGGCGACCTCCACGGCGTCCTTCTGCTTGTACCAGGACTCAAGCGCCGCCTCGTAGCGGTCGGTATCGTAGTCGTGGTCTTCGAGCTTCGGCTTCGAGCCGAGCGCCGGAATGGCCGCGCTCTGAGTCTGGGCCGTCTGCTGCTCGCGGACCTCGTACTCGCGGACCTTGCGCTGCAGCTCGCGGTGAGACCGTCGCAGGTCGCGCACCCACTCTGGCGCCCTCTCGGCCTCTGGCTCAGGCTCTGTCAGCGTCTGGCCGCCGAGCGTGATTTTGAGCTCCTGTTCACCTTCAGCGTCTTCCGCTGGTTCTGGCGTGTCTGGTTCTGCTGCCCGCGTATCCTGGGCCTCCAGCTCGTCGAGCGCAGGTGTCTCGCTGGAGCCGTCAGGCTGGGTGACTTCAATCTCTACTGGCATGGTTCTCTTTCACACTCGCACGTTTTCGGCCGTGCGGTTGCCGTTGCCGGAATGTCCGACTTAATCGTCTAGCACTGCCAGCGCTAGGATCATTGCAATCTGTGCATCACGCTCGTCAATGATAATTTGCGCCAGTTTCATGTGCGCCTCAATCGAATCTCGCGCTAGATCGTCAGCGTACGAGAATCGACCGAGGTCAATTTC